CTGTGGCGGATCAAGACGAAAGGCTCGGGAACCCTTGAGGCGATCATGGAGGATTACATTGAACACCGCTTGCCGAAGCGCGCCATGTCCACGCAGAAGGAATACGAGCGCGTCATCAGAGCCAGACTGATCCCGACCTTCGGCCACATGCGCCCGGACGACGTGACACAGCAGGACGTCGCGGCTTATCTCGAGTTCAGGGAGACCGAGGAAGGCAACGGCCCTGGAGGCAACCGGGAAATGGCGGTGCTGTCGAGCGTGTTCAACCACGGCATGAGGATCCGGCAGTGCAAGTTCAACCCGACCTACGGGGTCCGGCGTAACGAGGAAAAGGAGCGCACCCGCTACGTCACCGACGAGGAATTGCGGCAAGCATTGCGGACTGCTGGACCGGCCCTCCGGTACCTCTTGTGGGCCACCTACCTGACCGGCTTCCGGCAAGGCGACCTGCGACGAATTACCAAGGACAAGCTGACACCGGAGGGCATCAAGGTCCGCGAGGGCAAGGGAGGCAAGCACGAGATACGGCTGTGGACAGACAGCCTGCGGAAGGTCGTCCGGCGGGCCTGTGCGCGTTCGAAGTGTGACCTGGTGCTGACCAACAGCTACGGGCGGGCATGGACCAAAGATTCGATCGGCAACGCCATGAGCCGCTTGAAGGAGAAAACCGGAGCCGACTGGCATTTCCACGATTTGCGGGCGAAGGCTGAATCAGACCACGACACCGGGCTCGGACTCATGCGACGGTACACCCGGGCGCGCAAGATCGCCGCGGTGCGATGATGATTCCAATTTCCGTATTGGCAAAAGTAATAGAAAAAGTGGCGCCCCGGGCCGGACTCGAACCGGCGACAACCAGATTAGGAATCCGTAGGACAGTAGCACAACCGTGCGGGCTGCGGCACCGAAAAATTAGAAGCCATTTCCGAAGGTCGGCCGTAACGACACGTCCAATTAGAACGGGCATCTATGCTGTTTAGGAGTTAACGAAATGATGGTAACGACAAATACCGATGTCACCGCTATTGAGCTGGGCTGTGGCCACACGATCTACCTTAGCGATGATTTTATAGAAGCACGACGGCGCGACCACAAGACGTGGTATTGCTCAACCTGCGCCAGTCCGCGCCATTGGCCGCAGAAAAGCGACATCGAAATGTTACGCGGCCAGCTCGCCTCAGCGAAGGACATGCTGGACACGGTACGGGCCGAAAAGAGCCGGATCGAATACAGCCGGCGCGCCGAGAAGGCCGCAAAGACCCGAATCAAGAACCGGATCGCCAAAGGCGTCTGCCCATGCTGCAACCGGACGTTCCAGGATTTGCAGCGCCACATGACCACCAAGCATCCCGACTACGCGACCACTGAATAGTCCTATGAGAGACGAAGGCGAAACATTGTTCTGGGCTGTGATGGCGCTGTCATTGACGGCCGGCGGCTTCCTCGGTTTCTGGCTGCTGTCGATGTTTGGAGCTTGAACTGTTTAGAGACGCACCAGATATTATTTTGAGGAGAACTACATGAAGGAATTTGCAGCAGGATTGGCTGTTGTGGCTATCGCTATCGCTTTCTTTGTCGGTAGCATGTTTGGACTGGTCGCGATGTACCAACCATTCAAAGTGTGGGCCGCTGGTTACACCGTCGAAAAGCAAAGGCTCGTTGGCGAGGCTGAGTTCGTAAGAGCCGAACAGAACCGACGCATCCTGGTTGAGCAAGCCAGGGCTGAAATGGATGCGTCAAGGCTGAGAGCCGAAGCCATCCAGATTGTCGGTCAGGCCGCGAAGGACTTCCCGGAATATCGCTATCAGGAGTTCCTTGGCGCCTTCGGTGAGGCGCTACAAAGCGACGCTGTACACAAGATCATTTTCGTACCTACCGAGGCGAACATTCCGATCACTGAGGCCGGCCGAACGGTTCAGTAACTCCCCACAGAAGGCAGGCAATCATGAGCAAAGAGCCATACATAACCGTCACCGAGGGCATGAGCGGGCACTTCGCTGTGATGCTCTCCTGGAATCCCGACATGGGCGGATTCTGGGAGCCGTATCAAACAGGCATCGGCCGATACCGCGAGCGGGAAGAAGCTGCCGCGGAGGCTCGCGAGTGGGCCGAAGCCGATGGTCTAAAGTTCCACGACGAGAACGAGTCCCATACAAACAGGTGACGAAATGAAAAAGAAGGACGAGAAGATACTGACTTGCCCGTTCTGCGGCGGAATCAAAGTGAACATCTGCCGCACGAATGCAAATGCCTGCTGGGTCGAGTGCGTCTATTGCTTCGCCCAAACCGACAGCCGCAAGACGAGGCGAGGCGCAATCAACGTCTGGAACAAGCGGGTGCGCATCACCTGCGAGGCGTGGATCAACGATGACGACGACAAGGAATTCCAAGAGCGTCTGCATGCCGCGGTGACTGCCCAATGACGACTCAAACAGTTGAGCCAGCATGGCTCCAGCACCAGCGAACGAAACGGCGTCATGTCTGGAAGGTGATGTCAGAGGGATACCTGAACCTACCTGTCAAATCACGCTGCGGCTATCGCACGACCATCGGAATGCTCAGTCATTCTGACGAGCCCAAGTGCAGGCGGTGCCTGAAACTGCTCGGGACCAAGTAAGGGGAGGTGAGATTGTGAAAAGACAACTGACAATCGAAGTAAAGGACGCTAAGGAATTCGAGGCTATCAAGCGCGTCCTGGATGACCCGGAAGCCCGCGCCCTGGTAACGATCATCGGAATAATGATGCCTTACGACAAGCGAAAGCAGCAGGCGATTATGACCGCCGTGACGGCCCTGGAAGCCGTGCGCTGACCAGTTAGGAGACGCAATGTTTATGCAACGACTCCAGAATAGCCCGCTCACCCGCTGGCTGTGGCAGATGTACCAGCACGACGAGACCGGGCGCGTAGTCCTGCGTCCGCTGTGGAATCCGCCTGGTCGCCGCTGGCAACACGTCCGGTGGCGCAACTGATTATTGAGAGACTCGCTATGAATAGAGCGTGGAAAGTCGGAGACCGGTTTCAATTTGTCTGGGGCGAAAAGGGACTCGTCCAGGGCGCCACCGGCACCGATAACTGGATCATCGGCAGCTATGGAACGATATTGAGATTGGATGCGCTGCGGGCGGGATGGCTCACGGTTTCCTCTGATTTGATGCCCTACCATCGCGTCGATATGTGGGGCGGCTGGGGTGTGCATCCGAGCTGGATCAAACCGATTGACCAAGAGCGTCACGAGGGCACTTGGGAGACGTGCGTATTCCAGCCTAAAGAAATGGATGAAGCCGTGGAATCTCGCTTGTTAGCGGGTAGGTCACGGCACAGCTCGGCCGAAAAACTGCCGAGGGTGCGAGGCCGGCTACACGCCTACGTGGGGCGCGACGCACAACCTATGACTGATTGTTGAGGACACGAAATGAACGTAAGGAAACACCTGAAATGCTTCGCCTTGTTCGTCGGCATTGTGATTGGCGCACTTGTTCTGGGCGTCGGTATGGTTCTTGGCATGGAGCTGCTTAAAAGCGCCGTTGGCCTTGGATGGTCATTGGTCATACTCGGTGGTCCCTTGCTGGCCGGATTCGCGTGGTTCACGCACGACATCTGCAAAGACTGGTAGCTGTTTTGAGAGGGCAGTGATTATGGTTGACCGTGTAGGTGACGATCACAGTGATGAAGCCGAGAAGGGTTATGCGCATCATCGCCGCTTAGGGGTGATTCTGTGGGTGATCGTCCTTGGATTGTTTGCCGCTTTGTATTTGTCGAGAGAAGTAGAAACAATGTCGGAGTGCAGGGAAAATTCGTCGTACCTGGAGGGGTCGCACCCCTTGATGTCCGGGATCGCGTCCGGGCCTCCGGCTCCATTTTCGAATCACACGGCGCAGCGTGACCTATGACTCCAGAAGCCAAACAGATGCTCGTCCGCATCCTCGATAACGGGGAGACGTGGCCAGACTTACCGTTCGGGCGCGAACTGATGCAGCTCGGCTACGTCGAGCTGGTCACGCCGAAGGCCCCGTATCTTCCATATGCGCAACTAACCCGTGTCGGCTATCGCAAGGCAATGGCGTTAAGGGCCGTGCTCGAATGAATCCCGCACCGAAGCGTATTCAGCGCAAGCGCACGAAGGGCTGGCGGATGCCGGAGGGCGCGGTGTACGTGGGCCGGCCGAGCCGGTATGGCAACCCGTGGAGGATTCGCCACATCGGTCCCTTCGGGAAGATGTTTGGCAGCCATTGGCTAGTGCAGGACACAACGCGCAACTGGTACCCGTCCAGCGAGAAGGTAGCGCGGCGCTTCGCGGTTCGGATGTTTCGGAGGTGGCTGCGCGACAACGAGTTTGCCAGACGTCTCATCCGACTGGACGAGCTACGTGGCCTGGATCTGGTGTGCTGGTGCCGGCTTGATGCCGTTTGTCACGGCGACGTGCTGCTCGAGCTGGCGAATGCGTGACCTACTGAGGAACTGATTCTGTAGTAAAATTAAGGTTTTACCGGAGAACAACATGAAACAGATGCGACAAGGCTTGCGCAAAATAGCGAAGTTCGGCCCGAAGCCGGAGCCAGACAATTCGCCCGTTGACGAGGAACTGATGGCGTCCGCGATTGCGCCGGCACCAGAACGCAAGCCTGGGCCGAAATCGCTACCGAAAGAACAGGCTGTACAACCGTTGCTGGCAGCCACCTTTCGCGCACCCTACGATTCCTACGTGTCGCCCCAGGATGGCACTACGGCTCGCTGCGAGACTGGCGCTCAGGTACTCAAGGATGCGCACGGCAACGAGGCGCACATGAGCGGAATGGCCAGATCGCGACCGTGGCAGCGGATGCGACGCTGGCTGCACAACAATTTCGGAGCCTGATTATGGTGGACAAGGTACTTACTTGTAGGAAGATGGTTTTCGATACTAGGGATTACCCAGCAGAGCCGTGTGGCAGAAAAGCCAAGTACATCATCCGACAAACGAATGGAGACTTGCCGGTCTGCGCGAGGCACGCCACTTGGTTTAAGAAGCGCAATCAACCATACAGAGTAGTTTCCTGACATGGACAAGTTTCGCGACGACCTGAAAGCAGCATTCAAAGATGCGTTCCGAGATCCTGCGATTGTGTTCTTTATTGGGTTCTTTGCCGGTGGATTTTCGGTCTTGTTATTGCTTGAGAGTCTGGCGTACTGGGACTAGCGCAGACGATGGACACGCCAATGCTCAAGGTTATGATTTGCCCGAAGTGCGGACAGCATTATTGGAACTTTGTTTTCTTTCTTATGCAACATCGGTGCGCGTCTACAGGGAGCAGTGAGTGAAAGGACTTCGGGAAAAACTGGAAGCCGCGCTAGCGAAGCCACAGCCGGACCCCGACATGATGGGTGACATCCGCTGCTTCGACCCGTGGGAAGACGTGATTCAGGGCATCTACGGCAATTACAACAGCGAGTGCGACGACCTGATGATCGAGGCTCTAAAGGCGGTGCGGGATAAGGCAACTTTTGAGTTCATCAAAGAACGTGGCTTCGTGGCCGAGTTCGCCTTGTACGTACTGGCTGGCCATCAACTCACGGATTACGGAACGTCGCCCCGCGGCGGCTGGCCGGACTTTGACATCGAGGATCTATGGCAGCCACTTATCGACAAGTGGGAAGCCCACGCGAAGCTCAATTGGGGTGAAGATTGGAACGAGTCGAAAGGAGGGAGTGGAAGTGAGTAAAGAAGTGTCCGAGGCAATCGACGTACTACACGCCGCTGGGCGCTCAGGCTTGGCAATGGCTGTCTACGACGAGATCGAGCGTCTTGAGGTGCGGCTCGAAGTTTATGACGCCTCTGGCGAGATCAGGCTATCTGAAGACTGCGATGGGATCGCCTGCCGTGACGAGACGATCCGCATACTGGATGAGCAGCGTGATAAGTTGCTGGCCAAGGTCCGTAAGTACGAGAAATGGTTCAGTGACCACGCCACCGTACTCGCCACGCACGGCATTGGCGGCTTTGAGTTCGAGACGACTGGAGACAGTGATGGCGCTTAGAAACTCAGAATACGCGCAACTGATGTACACGCAGCTCGTGGCTGAGTGCGAAAGGATGTCTGCCGAGATCGAGCGCCTGCGGGCGGCTCTGGAGCATATCTCCGCGCACTTCGGCTCCGCAGAGCAATGCCGGGAAATCGCGCAACAGGCACTCCAGACAAAGGACACGCACAGTTCCAGCACCAGCACTTTCGGCGAGCCGGAAGACCAACAAGAGACGGAACAGTGGGAGTCGGAGAAGGCAACCTGCAAACACCACGGATGGCCGCCAGGCTGGAAGTGTATAGAGTGCGGTGAAATAGTTCCCGAGTTGGAGAAGGTCTCGAAATGAACAGACGTGAGTTTTTCAAGTCACTTATGGCAGCAGCCGCAATCGCCGCCGTACCGTTCCAGTGGGCTTACAGCAAGGTTGCTCACAGGCTGTACGGTGACGGTATCACGGACGATACAGAGGCCCTTCAGGCGCTATTGGATGGCCAGCCAGTTCTTATGCCTGACGGCCGCACGGTGCAACAGCTAGGAAGCCCGACGCGCCAGCCGGGTCCGCCGTATCTGCAACCTGGCACCTACAAGGTCACCAAAATATTAACTCCCGGTAATAGGGAGTAACCATGGAAAGCCCGGTGCTTGCAAACCTCAAAGAGAAACAGGTCGAACGTCAGGTCATAACGGCCCTGCAAAAGCTGATTATTGACCTGCCACTTGATGACCTGCTGCAGTTCCTGCACCGGCTACATATTCGGTTCACATTGACGACCACCGACAAGGGGCAATACTGCTGTCGGGTCTACAAACAGTACAAGGAGGACGGCGATATCGTCACATGGCAGGACTACAAGCGCGGCGGGAAATCACCCCAGGCAGCTCTAAGGAACGCCATAGCCGTATTTCTGGCCTGCGAGGAAGGCGACTATCACGAGTTCATCAATGATGACTGGTGCGGCAAGGAGGGGATGGAGTCACGCCGTGAGTAAATTCACTGTAGAGAGTAGACCCTTTACTTCCGGATAATCTCGTCTTTCCACCGTTCCATTCTGGCAACGATCCGCTCGATCTTCTCGTCGTATACTTCTTCGATGCTTTTCATCTTCTCGTTGCTGAATTTGTGCCATTCATTGCGGTAACGTTCGTTCTCGGCCTCCAGCTTGGCTATGCGAAATTCGTGGTTGGACATCTGTTTGATGTCCTTGGCGTGACTGTTCTGACGTTTCTCAGTGGTCTGTCGCCATTCGTTTCTGGAAAGGTTCCTTTCCTCGTCCATTGCGAGGAATCGCTCGAATCGATTTCGTAATGTCAGCCAGGCTGTACCAGCACCACTGATTGCGCCGACCATTAGAGCCGCTGCCATTTGCAGAAAGGTTTCCACATCAACATCGTTCCCAGGCAGGATCCTGTTTGCAGATTTGCGCTTTCAGCCGTTCCATCTGGCGTTCGTACTCACGGGCCAGAGCTTCGTTGCCCTCTGCGCGGGCCTGCTCGGCTTTCTCGAGGTAGGCGTAGAAGGACGCATATTGCAGCTCCGTAGCTACCGATATCGGAGCATAGCGGCTATCCGCCACCTGGATGCCGGCAAAGGCCGATCCGAGAATGACCAGCGTGGCGCCTACGGCGGTAATCAGATTCGTCATTCCAGTGCCCTTATCCATTCAACCAACGCGGCATGATTGCGCTGACAGTTACGGTAGATCGTTGAGTTTTCGTTCACGTTCCGCAGGTTCTGCCGCTCCCAGCGTTCCAGATCAGTTTCCGCTTCCATCCATGCCGGCAGCGGCTGCAATTCATGGCACTTCATCATCGCCACGTTCGGCTTCGGTGGCAACAGGTGCGGCGCCTGCACGTATGGCGTTGTTCCACAGCCTGTAGTGACGGCCAGTGTCGATAACAGGGCAAGCAGGACAGTCGCCCTCGACCGTGACCGTCCGCGTCTGGTATCGCACCACCGGCTCCAGGTCGATCGCCTCATCCAGTTCATGTTTAAGCCTCGCGTTGTCTTGCAGCTTCTCGGCCAGCGCAGTTGACATGGCGTCGACCTTTGCCTGCGCCATCTTGTGATCCAGCAGGGCGGCATTGGTAGCCTCGCGCTGTGCAATGAGTTCGGTATTGTCTGCCTCGGCCCATTTACCTTTGACATGCGAACTGCCGAGCCACCATCCGCCGCTGAGCCCGGTCACGAGACTGGCCGCGCCTACGATGGCGCCTAGTTTGAGTCCGCCGATCATGATCGTAGTCTCCTAAACGAAAACGGCGGCTATCAGGTAGCCGCCGAGTGTGATACCGACCTTCCAGGTCAGCTGTGGAAGCATTACGGCGCGTCGAAGTCTACGTACTGGGCTTTCCATGCTTCGTATCGCTGTTCGAATTTTGTTTTCATGTCATTGAAAGCGTCGATTGCTTCCGGATCAGTGATGTGTTCGTGCATGATCAGGTCAACCGTCCTATCCAGTTCGTACAGAAATCCGGTGCAGTCAATCGCTGCCTTGCATACTCTGCTTGACATTATTATTCCTCTGGTAAAGGTGGTGGTTTAAACTCGTTTGCCCTCAGTTCAGCATGAAGGTTGTTCGCATATATCTTGTAGACTTCTGCGGTCTGTTGGGCATCTATAGCGATATACATCGCAACACCTCCAAACAGCATTGAAAATGCTGCGATCAGTATTGCTACTGCGGCCATGATAACAGCTGCATATTCAAGAGCGGAATGTTTCAGTCGATCGAAAAAGCGGTTTCTGGTTGCGTTTATTTCATCCGACATTTCTCATATTCCGAAGGATATTCAGCATTTCTTGTCGGTCTTGTTGTTCGTCTTTGGCAGCCTTCTCCAGAATAACAATCCGATCATCATGCTCATCCATCCTTTGATCGTGATCGGAAAATTTCTCTCGAACCCACATGGAGGCAATGCCAATCCAGCTTATGACAAGAAAGCCGATGACGGCCAAGAGAATAGCTATAATACCTTCTGTGCTCATGATTTCCGCTCTTTTGGGAAAAATCGCCTAGGCGGTGTCTTTCACATAGTACTGAATCGCGAACATAACTATCTGCAGGATTGCCGTTCCGATGAACAATGGAATAGCAACCTCGGTATACGTCTCGACAAGGTACGCGATGATGGTCACTACCGATCCAGCGGCCTGCCCCATGCCGACCTTCCGAGTCGGAGCGTAATCGGGTTGCGTTACCAGTTCTTTGCTCATACAAAACTCCCGCCGTAATACCAAAGCACCCATGTCACCAGACTGCCAACAACGAAGCCGGCCGTGAACCATGTCTGGTGGTAGCGCCTCATTTCACTCCGTTGTGCGTAATCCCGTAGTGGTTACCATCGCCGAAACGACCACCCCATACAGCCAGCTCGTGCAAACTCTCCCAGAACTCCCCTAGCTCCCTGTGATCTTCTGTTTCCGTCAGATACTTGCCGTCTTTGAACAAGTGCAAGTCGGCTGCCAGTCGCAGCAAGTGCAGGGAATTAGATATACCCTTGCCGGATGCAGCATTGCGTTCTGCCTGCTCTTTCGACCGCTCTACCTCGCCAGTGCGAATCTTGTATCCTTTTCCGTAAGCAAAGATGATCAGTTGCGCCAGCAGGTAGGAGAACAGTTCCTGCTTTTCACCGAGTTTCAATTCCCACCAACCTTATAAGTTCTGTTAAGGACTACACCGGAATATGCAAGGTCTTTGTAGATTTGGTTCATGCAGCCTCAACCGGCGTAACCACTATCCAGTTCCCTCCAATACGAACGATAAAGGCCCCATCCAAAGCATTATCCAAGACAAAGTCGGCCCCGCCATTGACCAGAATGTTGCCGGTTCCGTGTTTGATGGTAATCACGTCATCGGCGTCTCTGCGAAGGTATATTTGTTGCCCATTGTTGCCACCATTTATGGTGACCAAGTCGTCTGATACACCGCCCTCACCGGCAACAATGATGTTTCCGGTGGGAGACTCGTTTATGTCAATCGCGCCGGAAGCAATGGTCAGCGTGGTTCCTATTCCAATACCAACCATCGTGCTGTTGAGGTTGTTTTGGACGTTCCATGTCCCGTTGAAGGGATCGCCTGTGTGACCTTCGCTGTAGCAGCCATCGGCCCATGCAGTTGGATTGGATGAAACCGCCTTGTCAAATCCTCTCAGCATGTTCCCTGCCGAATCCCTGGCAATACAGTCTTTCAGGATAACGGTCGTGCTCTGAGTTGTACCGATATAGAACCCTGCGGGATTGGTTCCGTCCTGACCAATGTCTATCGCGTGGCAGCCCTCGTAAGTTGGATTGACCGCATTCGCGTGATCAATGAATTCGAAACCGTGATGCCCGGATTCCACTGCGTAGCAATTCCGGAGGTGTGTCCCATTGCCTTCGTCCAGAAATGCACCAGTGGTCGTTGCATCCACGCTTGTTTCTGGGTCGGTTCCTTTGTTCGTCCGGTATGCCGTGCAATTGATTGCCTTAGCGCGAATAGTCTGATGAAACTGGAATCCTTCTGCTACAGCGCCGTTTACCTTGCAAGTATCGAAGGTCGTGTCTACCGCACGATCCTGAAAGCCCTCTCTCTGGCCACCTATGACATGACAATTGGTAAAGGTAATTCCCAAGCCTTCCTCATGGGTATCAAATCCGGCTGCGCGAGGATTGAGGGCGGTGCAGTTGTTAATGGCGCTGCCCACGGGTACGCCGTAGCCCAGAGTCACCCCGGCAAAGGACTTGCCCTCGACAGACGTATAGGTATGCCGAACCAGTTCCGTGTAGCAATCAGACATTCGTAAGCCAACATTCGCGCCGGCCTCGAAAACGAAATACCCGAAACCTGTAGGTGTTGTGGTCTGGCTTTTGAGGTCTGCCCCACGGCACCCTAGAACCGCATGTCCGACACAGCCCTGAAAGCTGAATCCAGAGTTTTTCCCGCCCTCGACAATGACACCATTAACTTCCGGCGTGTGACAGAACAGAAACTCAGACATACCGCCCGTAAAATTAGTCGGGTCAGGGTTGAAGATTAAGAAGTCTCTGAGTACAGGGGATTCGACCATCGATATCTTTTGAACTTCAGCAGAATCGGCTGTCGCATACGCGAAATTCAGCGGCCCCTCAAGCGTTAGCGTGTCGGTACTGATACTTCGCACCTTCACTAGCTCGCCATTCTTCTGCGAACTCTGTGGGCAAACTGAGTCCGCTTCCGACCGGATTAAAGCCCAGTCTCCCGCGCTGAAGTTCGCGCCCTTCCCGGAAGAAAGAACGACAGTCAAAGAGCCAGCATCGGAGTTCGATGCTAGCGTGTTTCCTTCGCCGGTTGTGATGCTCCCGTATGCTCCGAACAGCTCGTCGTTTACCCCGACGATGAAACGAGTTGCTCGCCCATAGCCAAAAATTCCTACATTGGGCCTCAAAATAACTTTCTGGCCGATTAAATAATCTCCGGGGGGCGCAGTAACCCATCCGCCACCTGCCGCATCTGCGACATCTACCGCGGTCTGAAACGCCGATGCGTCATCCGTCACCCCGTCCCCAACAGCGCCATGCCCCAACACACTTCCGTAAGAATTGAGAATGGCTTGCACTGTCGCCCGACGAGAATTTCCACCCTGCACAACCTCAATGGATTCCGTGCGGTCGAGTGCGGATGCAGCCGTCAGTTCACTGATCTTCCTTAGTGCCACAAATCACTCCAAGACCCGCAGGTCTCCGTCCTCTGTGATACGCACGTCTGATTCTTCGGTGATCCGCAATTGACGGGTGGTCATAACAATAACGTTGCCGTCCGCGGTGACCATACGTAGGTCATCTCCGGTAATGACTCGTAAATCACTCGTCTCGGTCATTTGCCGCCCCTGAAAATGTGATCGTAGTCACAAAAAAGCCGCCCATTGAGGCGGCTGCTTGGTGTACTATTGGGCCTACAAAAAGCGAAGCCGGAGGCGCGTCAACGCCTGCCGGCTTCTGACCACGGCCAACACGTATGAGGTGTCAATCATGGCTCTAAAAATAGTAGCACTATTCGCAATTGCCTTGCTCTCCGGCTGCGCATCAATGTCGAAACACGAACTAGCGTGGCAATCACTTCACGCTCTGGACGTGGCGCAAACAGTTAACAGCGCCGGAAGCGACGATCCTTGCTGGCGCGAAGCTGGCATCCCGACCAAATACCTGATCGGAGAAAACCCAGATCCGGAGTCCGTAATTGCATGGGGCGTCGTGTCCTCAGTTCTGCACTACTACGCCGGTCGTTGGCTTGATCGTAGTGATTGGCCAGACGGTCTCAAGTTCGCTATCCGGTCAATCGATATCGGCAACCAAGCGACGATAGTCGTACAGAATCACCGTGAGGGTGCTAGGCCGTTTGGCGATAACGCGCGGACTTGCCTTTAATCCTGTAGCACCTTCCGTAGCTCGATGATCTGAGATTCGATCTCCGCCAGTCGCAGGCGAGCTTCCGAGTTGTCCGGGTCTAGTAGCAGTTCGCGCACGGGTCGCTTCTGCTTTTCCTCCAGCGCGGCGATGTGCGCCTGCGCCCGGTCGCTTAGGTGCCGTGCGTCGGGCGGCGCTTCGTAGGCGACCACCCTGCCAGTCTCCAGGTCGACGCGCTGCGTCTGAGGATTGTACCGGCCCGCGATCGCTGCGCAATCTGGCGGCGTATTCGCTTCGACCGTCTCCGTCCTTGATGTGAGTATGCGGCGTCCGGTGAACGTGCCGTCAGACAGCTGGTAGAAGCTCCAACTTTTTTGCGTCATCGCTTCACAGACTCCCCGCGAATTTGAATGCTGCGAGCCTCCCCGGTCGTACTGCCTGAATCTCGTTCCCAGTTGACGAACGCGGATAAATTGACTTCATCGTCCGGTGTTATCTGGACCTCCACTTGCAACATGATTCGCTCGCCTGGGGCAGCGGTCGACGACACGCGAACACGCTGGCTCTCACCAAGATTGACAGCATTTCCGAGTACCCGCAGATAGAACTCAGATGTGCCGGCGCCGGGATTGATCACCCATACGTTCAGCGACGCTGTGACCACAAGCGTGTAATCGAGGTTTTGTGCCGCAATGTCAAGGCTGAGGATGACTCCGGGCCCGGACATCGATACAGAATCGTCTTCTACTGAGGCGATCGTCGTCACGGCCTCGTCGTCGATCTGGATCGTATGCACCGTCCCGCTGGCGTCATCCAGAATGATGTCGGAGCCGCGCGGGATGATCTGCATGTAGCAGCCGTCCGCAAGTGCTGTCTGGTTGTTCCCGACATGTGAAGATGAGACTACCTCGAAATCCGCCAGTGCGGCATTCGCTGGAGCCGCAACGACTACCCGTGACAGATCGTAAGACGTCGTGCTGATCTCGTTTCCCTCGGAAGTTGACAACAGGGATCCTGCGTCGTCTCGCCAAGTGATCCGCGCACGGACCTTACGTGCTTCCGCGCCCGCTGAGCCACTTCTCCTGACAAAGGCCATGGCTATCAGCCTGTCGCCCTCAGTCACCTGGAATCTTGAATCATTTCGGATTCTGTGTGCCGCAGCATCGGAATTAGAAAGAAGGTGATATGTGCCACTTCTCGGCAGGGAGTCGGAAACGCTCCAAGAGCCTTCAAGAATAGTCCACCCGGACAAACCACCGGTCTCGAGGCCTGGATTGATCAGCCCATTGCCGAGTATCCTCGGTGCCGTAACATCCGCCCCGGGCTCGGCCGGCGCGTTGGTGGTCTGCAGCACATCGATGTCGATGTCTTTCGGAACGATTGTCATGTAGGCGCCGTCGAAGCGCCCTCCACGGCCAGACACGTTCAGCAGCTCGAACTCGAAATGGACCTCAGCTGCTCCGGCTGGTGCCACTTTCAATACGCGAGAAAGCTCGTAATCTAGGCCAGTGACGCTATTGCCGAATGCGCTGTCGACGAAGGTTCCTGACGAATCTGTAAAATTCAGCCGTATACGCACAGTAGCGGAGCCTGAACCAATGGTCTGGACAAAGCCCTGCGCGAGAATTCGATCTCCCTGAGTAACTTGCAGAGATGAATTATTCCGCAGCCGGCCCGCTCCGCTGTCCGGCTTATCAGCATTGAAGATGCCGGCGTGCGGATCGGTACTGTTGACGATCCAGTCGGCACCGGTGATCTGCGTCCATCCGTCAAGCGTCCCGGTCTCGAAGCTCGGATTTATCAAATTCGAGACCAGATCATTGAACGCAAGCACGAAGAATGGAACTTGTGCCTGCGGGATGGCCGGGGCCGCAGCCAGTTCCGTTTCCTCCGAATCCCATGCGTACAGAGACGAGGGGCCGGCCTCCAGCACCAGGTTGCAGGCAAGGCCCATCTTGCCCTCGCCGGCCTGCACCATCGCCAGCTCGACATCAATCACCCGCATGGCCTGCGTCGACAGCCCGAAGGCCGCATGGGTGATGTTGATGGTCTCGCCAGGAACCGCACGGTATCCGTACAGCGAGGTGGTGCAGTTGATACGCTTGCCGGCCGCCTCGCGCTCCAGCAGCAGCTTCGCACAGCGCTGCGCCCGGGCGTTATCCGAGACCAGCGCGAAATCCATGTTGAACCAATCTTCCTCGCCGGCCACGCTGGATGCGAGCCGCACCGGCGGATAGTCGAACACTTCGCCTGAGTCTGAGGCGGAGGCGAAGATACCCTGTACCGCATCCACCCGGGCCGACTTGCCCTTGTGCACGACGTGGGTCAGCGGGCCGATGAAGTGCTTGTCCTCCAGATGCAGGGTCGGCGCGCGGAAGGCACCGGCGAAGAACCGCCATCTGCCATCGGCGAAGGTGATGTCGCCCGCGATCGCAGCCTCGAAGTGCCGCAGGTTCTGTCCCTGCTCCTGACGGGGATCGAGAAAGCCGTCGACCTCATAACGGTTCTGCGTGCCACCGACTGCCAGCGTCACGTCCTCGTCGCAGACGTTTGCCTCAGCGATTGCGTTGGCCGGGTCAAACCGGGCATGAGCGACGCGCATGCCGGCAATGGCGCGATTGTTCACTTTGACACCGCGCTCAAAATCGGCGGCACACAATATCGGATTGCGACTCCATTCCCAGGTCGCCGGATTATCGATCCGGTGCGCACCAGACCCCCCGGCCACGGTCGAATCCTTCCGCCAGTCGTACACCTTACGGCCCCTGATCCTGAACCGCATCTGTGGCAGGGCGTTGAGTTCTTCCTCGTCGAAAGTCAGCTTGACGATGGCATAGGGTAGGCCACGCAGCCGATGGTCCGTAGTCCACACCCCGGGGAATTCCGCAACCAGCGTTGAGTCTGCAGTCTGATCATCCGTCCCTAGCTTGTAGCGGACATTGATCAGTCCAGCCCACTTAGACGGGCTGGTGACGTTGCCGCTGCCGTCAAGCGTCAGGGTATCGCCGTCGAATTCCGCTTCCTGCACGGAATCGATCTCGTGTCCGACCAGCACGATGACCAGATAGAGGTCTTTATTGTTTTCTCCTTTCGCTCGATGAAAGCGCAGCGTGCCAGCAGTCCGCGCCTCTCCGTAGCAGATTTTACGCGGCGCGACCGGGTCGCCGTTGAGCTGCAGCTCGCGACCGAACTCGTCCGACAGATTGGGGATCTTGGGGTGCGTCAGGACGCCGAGCAGGCCGCCCGCCGCACCCAGCACCCCACCGGCCGCTACACTGCCGAGCAGAGTTGTCGTGCCGAGCAGTCCGAGCCCGGCGCCGCCGGTGAAGAAGGCGACCGCACCGATGATGATGCCGCCGACGATACTCTTGACGACGTCACCCATCAGCGCACCCGGAAGGCCCAGCGCTGCTCGAGCGTGGGCTTCCACACCAGCCCGCCCTCGCTCGACAGGAACGCCGTCTTCTGCCCGCAGCAGATGCCGGTCGCAAGTTCCGGCTCGGTACGCACGATGACGTCGCCGCGCTGTGCGAATGCCAGCGGCAGAGGCTTGCCGAAGATGCTCACCAGCCGGCGGTAGAAGGTGCTGCCGCTATCCTTGAGCCTGGCCTTAGCCTCGTCGATCGTGAGCCCGCGGTAATCTTCAACGTAATCGGTGTCGGTGATCGCCTCGACGCAATCGGCGGCGAACAGCACACAGTAATCGGTCTCCGAGAAACTGCGGGCGCGCGCCTGATCGAGCGCCTCCGCAAGACGCTCTGGCCAGTCCGGCAATCTCATCGCCGCCGATGCCTGCCGCCACCGCCACCACCGTCGCTGCGTGGCGTAGTAGGTTTTCGTCCCCAGAACACCGGCTCGCCCATCTTGCTCGCAAACTCCATGCCGCGATCGCCGGGGAACAGATCCTGCTGGTGTGCGTCAGTCAACTGGTACGCCAGGGATCGCGCCATGCGCGCCAGTTCCGATGCCAGCCGCACCGTAATGGCACCGGTCTCGCCGGCATCCAGGATGCTGATCTCATCGACGAAGCCGGGGAATATCTCGTAAGCTTCATCCACCTGGCCAGCGGTATCCATCAGCGCCAGATAGATCGAGGCATCCGCGCCCACCGGATCTGTGGTCACGATCTCGTTGCGCAGATCGTCGTCCAGGTAGTTCAGCGTCAGCTCGACCCCGATGTCCGACTTGTCGACGGAGTCGGCGACCTTGTCGATCTGGCCAAGCACCCCTGTGCCGATCCAGGTCTGCCCATTCCAGGAGATGGAGCCGACCCCGGTCCAGGCGTACAGCGGCGAGCCAGGCCAGTCGACGAACACCAGTAGCGCGAGACTCGGGGAATCGGCCGAAAGTGCTGTCTCGAGATCAACCGGAAAGGCGCGCTCAGACACCGCTCAAAACCTCCTGGAAGGCCAGCGTGAACGCTTGCGTGCCAAGCTCATCGGTGTCCTCACTCGGTATGGTGAGAAGCTCACACAGCAGCAGTGGAGTCACCAGATCGACCGGATCTGTATGCGCCGGGGATACTCTCAGCGCCGGCCTGAAGTTGAAAGTGACGACGCCGGTGCCGTTGCTGTTTGCGTTTGCAGTCAGCCGCTTGAATTCGTTGCGCACCTGGAAATAGTCACCCTCCCGCGCTACCACGATGTTCGGCGTGAAACCATCGCAAACAAGAGAAATGCCGGACTGTCCTGTTCCAGCTACGGCACCGAGAAACTCGCCGCTCTCTGGGCCGCTGTAGTCGGGATGCTCGATGGTGAACTGGCCGTACAGACCGACCTTCACCACAAAGTTGAACATGGTCTTGACGTCAGCCGGATACAGTTCCGGTGTGGTGATCACGCCTTCCCAGCGATCGGCCGTGCCGGCACCGAGACTGATCACCTGCCGCTGGCGCGTGAAGGGGGACTCGAAGCGTGCCTTGTTCTCGTTCAGGTCGAGCCGAAAATTCTTGATCCTGATGTCAGGAAACGGCTCACTCACCTGCGCCCCCCAAGCTCTTTAGCGACCGCCTCACGCGCAGCGACCGCCGCGATCTTCGTCGCCACGGCCATCTGCGCCTGCCATTGCGGCGGCAGTCCGGCCTGAGTATTGTTCTGCTGGTTGATCACGACGCCGCCTTCCGACATACGCTTGAGCTGCAAAGCGTTGAAGATGCGGCCGGGTACGTCGGGGACGAACAGTTCCATCCCTTCCTCGCCGACGATCGAGGGCCGGCCCATGGGTGGCCTCCCGCCGCCTGCAAAGCTCGGAACCGCGGCGGCAGTCCCACCTCCGCCGAACAGGGAACCTAGCCCGCCGCCGAAGATCCCGCCGAGGCTTTCGGCCAGCGGTTTCAGGATAACCAGACGCAGAATGAGCTCGGCGATATCCTTCGCCATGCCGCGAATCGCCTCTGAGATGTCTCCGGAAAGCAAGGCATCTATGCCGCGAGACTCGAAGGACGCTGCGAAACTGTTCGCGAATTGCTCGATCGCCGGGTTTGCCTTTTCCAGAGCGTCCTTGATGTCTTCGGCCGCTTTCTGGTTGATGAACTCAATGGCCCGCGCCGCTTCGTCCGCAAAGGCAGGCGTTTCCTCGGCGACTCTCTGCCATTCGGCAATCTGCTGATCGGCAGCCATGCGAATGGCTTCGGCCATCCTGTCTTGGGAACGCAGAGCCTGTTCTTCAAGATCGCGAAGTTTCTCCTGTACCTCCGCAAGCTCCTCGCGGGACGGGAACAGGTTCGGACCTGCAAATACAGTCGGGAATCCGCCTTCGCCTGTAGGCCCTGCGATGTCTTTGATCGGGAACTGATCGCCGCTGGTTCCGACGTCAATATCGACAGACGCATCGGACAGGCGAACCAGCTGCTTATACAGCGCATCAAGCTGCTGCTCGATCTCGGCAAGCTGTTGAGCGCCGGAACCGCCTTGAGGAATAAAGCCCTGTGCCAGCTGATCACGGAAAACATTGGCGGTCTTCTCAAGTTTGGCAATCTGTTCTTCAATCTCACTCAGAGACGTAAATACCGATGTAGCGCCGAAGAATTGCGCCATTGCTGCAGCGGTAGACACGACGGCGCCTTTCAGGGTGACGCCAATGGTCCTAGCCAGTCTGTTGAACGCGTCGTCTATAGCCGCCGCTTTCGCGACTTGTTCATCGCTCAATACGCCCTGCGCAGCGTCCTCGTATTCCTTCAGGCCCTTAACGCCAAGGCTCAACGCCTTGACCAACTTCGGGCCTGCATCATCGCCGAACAATCCGGAGGCTATAGCAGCCTTTTCTGCCACAGTGCTGACGCCCTCCAAGCGTTGCACGACGGAATCGAACAGCTGCTCTGAAGTACGTGTCTTTCCGCTGGTGATATCAGTCTCGAGTCCCAGCCGTTTGATTGCGACCGCAGCAGGACCGCCGCCAGTCTGGATAAATACACCCAATCGTCGATTGAGGGATTGCATGCTGCGATCGAATTCCCTGGCCTCAACGCCATTCTGTTCAAAGGCAAACTGCAGCCTTTGCAATCGCTCCGCACCGATTCCAGCATTGTTTGCGGCATCGTCAATGGATGCGCCCAGGGCTACCGCACCCCTGGTGAATTCGATCAGCTCCCTGACGCCGAAGCCTATACCGATGATTGCAAGCGTATTGCGTAACGTTTTCCCGAGACTTGCGAACCGATTGTCGACGCTGGCAAGTTGCTTATCGACGGACTTCTGGAACTTCTTGACGTCACCCGTTCCTTTGTTCAGTTCCTTGCGCAGTTCTGTGGTCGAGGAATTGATCAGGACCAACAGCTCTTCTAATTTCTTACTTGCCATTGATCTCCTCCCAAACCTCAAGGATTGCCATTACTTCATGTGGAGTTGACGACCAGAACTGACCCGGCTGCCAGTGGAATTGACAGCACATAATTCCCATCAGGCGCCGATAGTTCAGCGCTTCTTCTTTTTGCCGCTTGCGCTTTCCTTTTTTTTTGCCTGGCCACCTCCGGTGATCATATTGATCAGCAACAGTTCGAGCACGTCGACGGTCTTGGCAATGCCGTGCTCATACAGAAGTTCGCCGATACGATCTTCCTGCACCGACATCAGCATCTTGTCGTCACGATCCTTGCCAGCGGCGCGGATAGTTTCAGTCACGATAGTGGCCAGCTCGTCCATGCGAAGCCGATGTACCGGACTGGCCAGACGAGTCACTAAGGACAGAATCGGTCCGTGACGCTGTTCAATTGCCTGAATGGCCTCATAAGAGGGCCGCATCGGATAGACCTTTCCGTCAAGCAGGATCGGTACTTCTCCGCGCTCTTTGTTGACGTCAGACATTTACGCCGGGTCCAGCAAATCTACGTTCGGCACATCAGCACAGGTGATCTGGAACGAATAGGTCGAGTTGTCCTGATCAGGATCATCCTGCGACCAGTTCGAGACGTACATTTCACCCTCGAACACAACATCTCCAGAGGCCCACGGATCGACGCGAATCTCGAAACTTTCGGATACCTGCGGATAGACTTTCTGAATGGCATACACCCGCTCGATACCGTTCGCATCAGGTACCTCAAGCTTGCCCGTGCAGGTGATGGTCAGCGTTTTGCGGCCGGGCGCCTGAATCGCTATCTGCCCGGTGGTCTTGCTCGACTGGTCAATCAGTGCGGTACTGCCGTCTCGAGTCAAGCCTGTCTGCCCGGCGATCTCCGTTTTCGTACCGGAGCCGTTGTCGACAAACAGCTTGTATTCCTGTCCTAATTTCTTCGCCATGTCTCAATGCTCCGTCGTTTACGTGATGTCGGCCGCAAGAGCAATGCCGCCAACGTGAATCTGCAATGACAGATTGCTGGCCGTAGTCGCAATGCCCAGGACCGTGATGAAATCTCCAGTAGCCCCGTCTATGATCGGCGCAATCAGGCCGGCAGCAGAAACGACGTAGGGCATACCCACCGTCAGCGTAGCTCCGAGATTGATCGAACCGTTTCTCGCGTACTTCAACGGCTGACCGTCGCTGGCGCCGTGCAGTGCTATGCCAACGCAGGCAGATAAAGTGGCGCTGGTATCGACGGCAGCTTTCAAGTGGCCAAGATCGGCCGCATCCTTGTACAGCGGCATGCCTGCCGTAATGGTCCCGCCTGCCGTGCCGTCGCTGACGTCCCCTGCTGTCTGTACAACGCTCGCGGCCGTAATCGTTAAATCAGCCATGTCTCATTCCTCAAAAGCCAATGCTTGATATTCGAGCGCCAGGTAACCGAACCAGTGCTCACCTTCATCGTCGGGTCTGAAATCCAGCCCGGTTGCCGTCAAAATGAATTGCCGTGCTGGTGGAACGTCCCGCAATACCGGCTCGATCTGTTCCGCCCAGCCGTCTAAATCGTCGTCCAGAGTGTCGGTATCGCCATTGACGATCACCACCACCAGCACGGAAATGTCGCGCGTGATTCCGCCGCGTTTGTCTGTCTGTTGACTGGTCTCGTCCTCAGTGATGATCACAGCCGCAGGAAGGTCTTTATCCTTCAAGTCCATGACCCTGTTGGTATTGACTGACTTGAAGTCAAGCGTTGATAGCTTGGTCTTGACCGATTCCCTGATCTTCTGTCGGATGTGCATCAGAGTTTCTTCAGAACAACCACGACCATGTTCTCCGTTTCGTCCGGGCGCACGGAGACCACCTCGTGTTCGAACTCACCCTGAAACGTCGCCTTTGTCCCCAGATACACCTGGTCGCCTTTTGCGGGCGCGGCAACCGTGTCGGTGGATATCAAGAGCGCGGGGCGGCTGGAGCCAACCGCAGGGCCGCGGTCGCTTTCGACCTTCTGGTATTCGTTGGTCCGAATACCGTAAATCTCGTGCAGGTCGGAGTGATCGAAGTACAGAATGGGGTCGCCGGCCGCCTTCAACATTGCAAGGCGGTCGGCTGCCGTCTCCATTTTACGTGTTGTACTTCAGGATGCCTATCGCGGTGTAGGAAACTACAACCGCGGTACCAACTATGGTACCGACCACCTTGAGCCAGCCAGCGAGTTGCGTAGCTTCGAACACCGCAATCTCCGTGTTTGGATCGTTGGAAGTCGTGATCACGGTCGGAGCTCCAGATATGGGAACAACCCCAGCCTCACCCGTACCACCGACATCGGTCGCCGTCAGAAAACTATAGGTGATCGAAGTGCCGACAAGGCCGGTCGCCAGAACAATACCGATCTGGCCTTCGTATCCGTTCAGGTCAATGTAGGCACTGGTCGCAGCGGCCGTATCTGCGGCACTTACCGGAGCCAGAATCTCGGTCGCCGTCAGTTGCTCAATTGCACAGTTCAACATCTCGTTTACTCCTTCTTTGCCGGTTTCGATTCAGGAGCCTTGCGACCGAGAACAGGCTTCGGCAACACGTCTGTCTGAACGGGTTTTGTTTCAGGTTGCACGAACTCCACCTTGTTCACGGTCTTAAGTTCGATTGCCTGCGCTCGATCAAGGTCAAGAACCGAACCCGGTCCAATAACCTGCCCTTTGTGACGGAATCCGCGCAATGCGCGGACCCGTTGCGATGGTCCTGCCATAGTAATTACTCCGATGAGTTCAAATGAATTTTCCAGAGTCAGCACTTAACTGATGCTGGTCGTAATCGAGAACGCGGCCGGGTAGCGAACGCCAACATCGACCGAATACATTGCCCGGATACCGATGATTCCGGCACCGAAGTTTGCATACGGATTGGTATCGACTTCCAAAACTCCCCACTCGCCAATAACCATCTTCGACCAGTCGCCGAAGTACATCGTGGCGGAAGCCACCTGGTTACTGGAAAAGGACGGGAAGCCCTGCATCGTGCCGCTCCAGATGTTGCCATTCCATAGCGGCGACGCCGTACTGGTGTAAGCAACCGTGGCGATCAGGATCGCAGCCACCGCGGGAGTCGTGACGTAACCGCCACTCATCGGCATGACGTTCGCCGTTGCCACATCGGTCTGACTCTCAAGTACAGCGTCCAGATCGATCGAAGCACCGGATACCGCACCCACGCCGGTCACGTTGTCCAGACCGAGCGGCTGGCCGGTTGCACCGGTTCCGCGAAGTCCGGCCACGTCGACCGCAAGCGCAGTCACCGCAGCGAGATCGGCATTGACCAGGCCCTCGACGTCGATAGACGATTGCAGCAACAGTTTCCGCGACAGTTCGGTATAAGCCGATACCGTCTTCGGAGACATGGCCAACTGCACGAAGGCCGGCTGGCTTTCAGCCGCCGAATCAGCCTCACCAGTCAACCATTCCGCCGTTGCTGCTGCACTCTGGCGCGGGATCGTCATACTGTCGCGAAGCCCGGAAAGGCGAGTCGCACCAGCCCGGAAACAGACCGAGATATTTCGCAACAGCTCATCGAAGCCCATTACGCTGGTCTGCACCAGATAACCGCCTGCGCTTGCCGTGCCAGCCGTCAGATCGCGTTGCAGGTGAGGGAACTTACTCATCGTCTGCTGCGGCACCGACATCGACCGTCGCTGCACCTCGAGCGGCACGTAAAACACACCCGGTGTCTGAGGCTTGTCCGTCTTGCTCGCAATGGTCTCGTGGCACTCCAACTCAAAACCAGCCTGCCGCCAGTCTTTCGTATGGGCCGCCACGATTGCGCGGCAAAGACTGTACTGCCTTGCTTCGTTGTCGTTGATACCGAGCGCTGAAATCGACAGCGGCGAGGACTTGCCTCGCTCCTCGAAGATCTTCAGCAGATCGTCTGCAACCCGGTCCAGCGCGTAACCACGGGCAATCCATTCCCGTTGCGTTTCCTCACCTACACCGTTCATTTTGCAAAGATCGCCAATAGCCTTGCGGCGCTTGGCCTCGTTCTCCGCAGCGAAATTGTCGTCATGCTGCTGCTTTCCTGCTGCGATTCGCGACAACGTCTTCTCCTCAATTTCCGTACCAGCGGCCTTTTCGTCAGCCGCGACTTTTGCTTCGTCCGACATTTCTGTCTCCTCGGCGATGACCGCCTTTTGGTTTGAACGCCCTATTCCGACGACTTGATCGCCGCCGGAACCAACCACGGAAGCTTCAATGGGCATCCAACTCAAAGCCTCCATAAACTCCTGTCCATCCACTTCAATCCTGCGGGCTCTACTGATCGTTGACGTGATCGACATATCGGTCAGCGTCTCTTCGTCAACCATTGCGCGAACAAGCGCCGCGTTCGGATTTGCCTCAGAGAACACGAAATCGCCTACGAGGCGCTTTGCCTCTATTCGCAGTTTCTTTATGCGGCCGATGACGTTGTGAATGCCCTCGATGCCCTTATCGAACATGCCATGATTGGCGACCAGTGGAATGCCCCGCTCGTTAATGCCTTTCAGGTTAATCGCATCGTCTGTATGACGAAGGATTACCGGCGGCAAATACGGGAAATCCTTAACCGGTGTCTCACTCGACAGTGATGCCCGATAGACGACCTTCCCGCCGTTAGGTGCCAGTCGTTCAATATTGAACGAACGACTGACTGCTGAAAGTTCTTCGCTCATTTGATTAACCTCATTTGTACGGATTCCTCTTCCTCTTCCTCGTCTTCTGGTTCCGGTTCAGCCTTCGCGGCTACAGGTGCAGGCTTGTCTGCACCAGGGTCGGTGTCGAACTGCAGATTCTTTTCCGCAGCGGTGTCCAGTTCCTGACGGCGTTCTTCCATGACATCCTCGAAGTCGACCCCGCCTCCGGTCTGCGCGATGATCTGCGTCTTGGTGATGTAGCCCGCTTTCTCTGCCTCTTTGTAAGCAGAGACTTCCTTAGTCGGGTCGACCCAGCTCCAGCCGCGCGGCTTGTACTTGACCGCCTCGAACTTGTCGCGATTCATCAGAAATTCGGAGCGGGATACGCCTTGAACCGCATTCGCCAGCACCGCTTGCTGCAGCCAGTTGCGATGCACACGTTCCCGGAACATACGGATGAACCACATCTGCAGAACCTTCCACAGATCACGGTCGTCGAGTAATGCAAGACGACTGGATGAATAATTACTCTGTGAGTAGTCGCGAGACAGGGACTCGTAACTCACGCCGGTTCCGGCCGCGACCTCGCGCAGCATGTAGCGCATGAACGGATCAAGCGCCGAGTTGGGACGGTTCGGCGCAAAGAAAGACATCTTTCGTCCCGCTGGCGGGCGCAGAATGATGCCCGGTTCCAACTCAGTCTCGAAGGTGCCGTCTTCCTGCTTCTCATAGTTCGGATCAAACGGATCGCTACCTTCCTCGGAGGCAAGATAATTCGCAGCACCGCGGGCCGCGATGATCTCCGCCTCGGAATATCCGTCCATGTCATTGAGCTTTCGTGCGACCGCATGCAGCCACGGCACGCCACGGGTCTGCGGCCAGCGCTCCACCAGCCGCAGGTGAATGATCTCGTCAGCCGGTACACGCCGGATGCGTTCACTGCCCTGTCCTGCCGGGTAATGAAAGTCGGACGGATGGCGATCCCTGATCCAATACGCCAGCGGCCTGTAGTACGGATCCACCTCAATGCCCATGCGGACTTCGTTCGCACCACCGACTGCATGCGGCTCTATGCCGTGTGGCACCCGCTCGGACTCGATCAGCTCGAGGCAATACGGAATATCCGAGTTACCGAACGGCACCTTGTGCTCACGGATGAACACTTCGCCGGCATCGAACACCTGGCCCATCAGGGCGCGTTCCATGTCCGAGAAATGCAACGTGCCCCCGGTATGGCAGAACTCCGCACGGTTCCATCGCTTCCATGCAGTTTCTATCGCTTCATTAACGCGCGCGTGCAGTTTGTTGCGGCTGCTGTGTACCTGTGCCTGCAGGCCCATGCCGCCGCCGATGACGTTGTTCACCACCACAACATTCGCGCGCTTTGCGTAAGCGGCGTCTCGTATAAGCGTTCGAGATCGGGCGCGCAGATTAGTCAGGCTCGACCGGATTTCCGTATCCGCACTGGCAGTCGACGTGCCCCAGCCTGCGGTCAGTCGCGATGGCTGCGCAGAGGCGTACATGCGACGCACCTGATTAACGGGCGCAGAACTTTCCTCGGTCTTGGAAAAGACCGATCGAATCCGACTTAGGAGACTCATGCCCGGCCGAACCTGATAAACGCACGTCCCGGCGTATCGCCTGTTTCCGACGCCACCTCAAGGCGGAACCGGTCATAGGCGCGCAGCAATTCATCCCAACTCATACGGGTCAAACTCCTGCCGGCAATGGTGAACGACAACTGATCGGTGGTGGCCCTGTTCTCAATCACCGCCTGCAGTGCTTCCAGGGCGCGCCTGTTGAAGCTTCGATGGTCTGCGTCAACATCGGAAAGGTCAGGCAACAGAATGAGCTGACCGGTATCGACCGACGTTACTTGAGTTCCATTGCTAACCCGTGCGACCCACTGGTAATCACCGGCCGTGTAATCCGCGGTCACGATTGCTGTTACCGATATAGCAAAATCTGCACCATTAGGAGACGCTACGATGTTGAACGGCGCAGGACCGCTGAAGTAAAAGGTCAACGTCCAGGTTGACGCAGGATATTCTGCAATCGATTCGTCCCACTGCCAGGTATCTCCGGCGGTAAGCTTTTGCGGTATGTTCATCGGCAACAGATAAGTGCGACGTCTTCCGGTGCGGTGGCACCGGCCTGCAATACCCGGACGTTCTGGAAACAGCCGCGGAAGTGATAGACCCTATTCGCCGCGGTGACCACTACAGCAACCGCGAAGCTGGCGCTGCCCAGATCAGTCATGGACAACGCCCCGGAGTATAGGGTGCCGTCCAGTGAGACGTTGATGTCCACCGCGCCGGTCGTGGTCATAACGTAGAAGTCCCTGAATCCGGAGACATCGTCCGCTTGCACAATGACGTTGTTGTCGGCTGCGCCGAGGCCGCCCGTATACCTGCGCTGGTCTCGTGAAGCCGGAATGCTCAGTGTTGCGAGTGTCAATGCCATAAAATCACCATTGCTTTGTCCAGTTTCTCCGGGGTGCTTTCGATACCTTCACGTCGTCCTTCGGTTCTTCTTTCTGTTCCGGTGGTCGCAACAAATGTACCTGCAGGATGTGCGCTGCCGACACGTTCAGAACCTCACAGTCGAAATAGTGATTCGCACGTCTGAGCCGCACCCACAGGGTTTGACCGGACGGCTTCGCCACCTTGGCCTCAGCGGTCAACTGCATGCAGTAGTCGTCGGTTGCATCTATCGGAAGATGGAAGCCGCCAGGTTGATCGGGCGGCCATTCGTAACGCGCATGCAGCCACGTCTTGAAGTAGTCCGTGTCGATGTGCCATATCTGCAGACCCGCTTTCACCACCTTACCGTCGACGGTGATATCGATCCTTGATGACCGGTACGGCCTGTCCTGTTTGTCGTGGCCTTTCGACGGAACGACATTGCCGGCACGTCGACGACAGAACGTGTATATCTGGTTGTCCGGTCGGCGCCACGGATCGCCCGGCCTGTAACCGGAATCCACCAGCGTCAGGCGAATGAACCGCTTATCGATCGGCGTCGACAGCACCTTGTCGAGTTCGGTCCAGACGAAATCGTGCTCGGTCTCGCCCCACAGTTCACCGTGCCGGATCAGCCACGACTCGTAGTTGATGCCCCAACCGCGAATCGAATAGATCAGCCGGTCCTTCTGTACGTCGACACCACAGGTCAGTAACCGGACACCCTCCGGCATCTCATCAAACCGGTATTGCTCGCGAAGATCGGCGACCGACTCCCAGGCTTTCGCCTCTCCCTTCGCGTTGTAGAGTTCCCCGAATCCGGTATTGACCACAGACTTGATGCGCTCCGGATCCCCGGACCTTTCGGCGTCCAGATAGGAACGAGCCCTTTGCCCGAACGTTCGCCACGGAGAAGCGAGTCCGGAGACCCAGAACGACAGCGTGTCGGACGCCTCGATCTCACCCTCGACCGTGCCGTCCGGTAATACTTTTTGACCCGGCGCCACGTACACGCCGCGCGCGTTCATCTCGGCCTTACGTCCGTCTTCGATCAGCGAACCACAGTGAGGACAAGCCAGAGCCGCCTTTTTCAAGGCTTGCTGCGGCGTACAGTTCTCCGGCCACTTCAGCAGCGAGAATCGCGGAATGAAGTAGTCGCCACACTCAGGGCACGGCCAGGCCCATTCGTAGCGCGTACCCTCCTGCCACAACTGCCAGATCGGCGACTGCACATCCTCCGGATCGGCGACCTTCCAGTGCGCAAGCCCGGTTTCCTCGTCGGTAACCTCCTCGACCGTCCCGAGCTTCGGCGTACTGGTCACAATGATTCGACCGTCCGGATAGGTGAAGGCCCTGGCTTCCGCCATTTCGAACGGGGAGCCTTCGCCCTTGACATCCATGTCCATGCGGTCGAGTTCATCCAGCAGCACGATTGCCGCAGGGTCCGCCGCCAGCTCACTGGCCGAACCGGCCCATGCCAGGCGTAAGGTGACACCGGCCACTCGCTTGTGCGTCTTGGTACTGCCCTTGCCGCGCGCCGTCCGCTCCCACAGCGAGCAGGACTTGAACATCGCCACAATGCGCGGCTCGATCGACTTCTCGACGATCGACCGCGTAGGACCGATGTACAGCACCGGCGCCGGGTCATCGTCCAGACGGTGCCCGATGACGTTCAGCTGACAGCCGTCCGTCTTACCCATCTGCGAGCCCATGACCACGTACACCCGCTTGACCCCGGGCTCAACACATGCCCTGTTGATCGGGATGATGTAGGGCGTTCGTTCAGTCCTGAACTGACCCGGCTCGGCGCTTCCGGGCGGCAGTACGCGGTTTTCCCTTGCCCACTCGTCCGGGCTTCTTATCGGTGGTGGCCTGATCGGCGCCGCCATCGCCCGAAACACTTCCAAGGAGCGCGAGTCGATCAGCGACGGCCTTGCGGATTCGCGTTGTTTCGAACCTGATCCGCTCGCGGATGAGTCCTGGTTCGGTGATTCCTGCGAGTTCATTTGCCAGCCTTCCTGCCAGGCCCTCCAGCCGGCCGGCGAAGATCGCCCCGACCTCGGCCGCAATTACCTTGATGTCGACCAGCGGAACCAACTGGCTCCGGGTCCGTGAATTCGCCAACTCCAGCTTGTCCGCCCTGGCCTGCTCCCATCTCTGGCGAGCATCCATGTCCGTGAATTCCAGGTCGCCAGCGTGATCCACCACCCAGCGAACTGCACCGGCACAATCGTCGGTCGGTGCCGGCATCCCCTTGCGCCGCCAGTTCGTGATAGTTTTGTTGTCCCGCCCGATCAGCGACGCAAAGTCCCTGTTTGTCATCGCTGGTAATTCTGGCGCAGAATGTTGGAA